CAATACCAGCAATGTGATTATAGATTGCAGTAGTAATTGCAACACTGGTTGTTGATGATTGACCTAGAAGTGCGGTAATACTTGCACCATAACCTTGAGATGATCTAACTGTGATTTCTGGTATTTCATTATAACCTTGACCTTTACCTTCAATTTGAATGAACTGAAGACTACCTGTAGAACCAACACCAACTCTTACAGATGCCTTTTGTGGAGTGTAATATCCAGCACCAGTCTGTAATCCTACTTTATTAATTCTTCCCGCTCTTGGAACTCCACTTAAGAAATTAAGTTTATTTGTTGCATTGTCTACTACTTCAAAGTCTAATCCTGGCGTCTGAACAACGTTATTGATTAATATAAATGGATTATTGTTTATGTCAACGCCTGTGTTCACACTATTGTAGAGTGAAGTGACAACACCTGTATTTTCAGTCAGTGTAAATTGTGTGCCTGCAATACCTGTAAACTCTAATGAAATATCATCTAAAATTACGTTTTTATCTTTAGGGTCAAATGAATCTAGCTGTCTAGAAAATAATCTACCAGAAAATGAAGAGTTAGTCTGTAATCCTTGAGGGCCTGTTTTTCCGTAAGGTGCATCTGTAAAGAATATATTATCGTCAACAATATTGTAATCACCAGCAAAAACGGAGTATCCTATACCAGCAGAAGCATGAGTTGTAGCTATTGATCCAAATGCACCTCTCTCTACAACAACACCTGATTGTGCTGATTGATTGAATATAGGAAAATATCCAGCACCAGTTTTAAATATAATAATTTCTGATACTGTTCCAACTCCAGATATTTTAGGGTAAAAGACTCCTTCTACACTAGGGGTAGCTGTACCCTCTATTACAATCTTAGGTGGATCTGTTTGTGCATAGCCTGCTCCTCCATCTAAAACCTCGATATTAACTACTCCATAAACAGAGTTAAATGTTGGTTTTAGTAGAACTCCTTGTCCAGGCGTAGTTCTTGGCATTTACTCTGTTTCCTCAACTAATGTTAATAGAACTTGAACAATAAACTCTGGTAACACCAGTGCCGTCTCTTATGATACTGAATGTTAGAATGTCATCATTTGCCGTTGATGGTGGCGGATTACCTCCAACCCATTTTACTCCTGTTGCGATAGTAGCTCCATTTACAGTACATGGATCACCATAAGTATATCCAACTCCAGCATTGATGATAAGTGTTGCTGTGGTTGCCTTGCTGTTTTCACCACTTACGTTTGTAAATGCCCATGAAGTAATTGTTGTTGTTGCAACTCCAACGACTACAGATCCTTGTGAAACATCAATAGTAAATGTGCCGCCTGCACTTACTTGCATAATATCACTATAGTTTCCTACAACCTTCTCTGTGATATCAGAATTGAAGTTGACTTGATCCATTAAGGTGCTTGCACCACTGACTAGAACGTCACCTTGTACGTCTAATCTACATGTCGGAGCAGTAGAACCGATACCAGTATATGCTTCGTTTGTAACTACAAATGACTTGTTATCTGATATTGCAGCATCGGATACTCGCAATCCATGTCCATTACCTTTTGCAACTGCCCATATAGTTGGTCTTTCATTTGAGAATGATGCGACCTCTAGTTGAGATGTAGGCAGAGATGTTCCGATACCAACCATACCGTCAGCCTTGATGCGGAACATTGTTGCAGCAAAACCAACTTCAACAGGGCCATCTGTGATTGCACCAGGCTGTTGAATTGTAATCTTACCAATATCACCATAAGATGTTGTTACAACACCAGTTGTATTGATATTAATATCACTCGAAACACCAGCAGCAGTTCCAGAAAAAGTTGATGTTGATGCAATACCAGCATTTGTTGAGTAACCAGCTGTAGTGGCGAAGGAAACAAAGCTTACAAGATTAGTACCATCTCCGAAAGTATCATATATCTCGTTAAAATTATTGTTAATCTTTATAGTTCCTGCCAACAGGGTATCACCTGTGCCGTCATTCGGAGCAGAACCAGTACTAATCCCTTGTTTAGACATTACTTAAAAACGTTTTTTCTTTATTTATAGTTAATATGGAGGGTTATCATCCATAGTAGCAGTTGTTGTATCTACATTCAATACATTTGAGTTAGCTCTCTTTGTATCATAGTAGAAATTATTATCAACAACTTTGTTTGCGACAGCTTGTTTTGCTTGTGCAAATGTCGCCTCTCCTATCTGTTTTACCTTAATAAATTCATCATCAACCTTGATGATATCACCTTTTGATAGTGAACCAATACCAGCACCAACTGTGATGTTTTCACCACTTGCACTAATAGCATCTGCTACTTCTACAGTTAAGAGTTTATTTGTAATAGGTGTTTGTATAATATTGTCAATCAAGATCAATGCTTGTTTGTTTGGATCTTGAACTTTGAGAAGATGTGTGCCAGTTCCTAATCCAGTAAACTCAAATGGTAATGATGTTGATAGACCAGAAACTCTAAAGTTTACATCATCAACCTTCTGAACAAATAATTCATTAGGCATGATGTTTGTTCCACATTCTACAGGAGTCAATTCTATGTTGTTAGTTGGAGTCGCACCACCAATATATGTTCCAGCAATCGTTATGACATTGGTTGAAGCGTATCCAGTTCCACCAGTCACAACACCAACATTAGAAATATCTAAATTAGAATCTCTAGTAATATTAAATATCGCACCAGAACCAGATCCATTATTTGTAGATGGAACATTAGTGTATGTTGTTTGTATACCGACTCTAGAACCTGTTGTTTTGGTAACAGGGAACAACAAGTTATTAGCTGGTGTTGCACCACCAAGATATGTACCAGCAATACCTACAGTATCACCAACAATATAACCTTCACCACCACTAATTAGAACAACAGCAGTGGATATACATTGTCCAGTTCCTTGATCAAAGTCAAACTTAACTTGGAATCTAGCACCAGATCCAGTTGTGGTGAAGCCAGGCAAACCACCATCAGCACTACCAAATCCATACAATCTAAACACTGCGCCTGGAGGATTTTGTGTAACAGCAGTTCCTGTGACAGGGCCTGGAATTTGAACATTATATCCATTCTCAAATAGAGAACTACCACCTACTCCAGAAGTTACCGCAGCCATCACAATGTCCTTAGTTCCTGTTGTGTATGATGTAATTGCAATACCAATTTTAGATCCACCTTGAGTGTCAAGATTTACCACTTGTCCAGTTTGGAAATCATGATTTTGAATGCTAATAATATTCAGTGGAAGGTTCACATCTGTACTTGATGCTGCATTATATGATTTTTTAAATGCTGGATTACCATTAGTTTTTAATTGGAACTGTCTACTTCCAACTAACGTACCAGTCCTATCATGTTCTCCAGTAAATCCACTTGAAATGTCATCTATGTTCAAGACCTTGTTAGTCTTGTTCATGATGAAGCTCTTAATTGGTCTACCTTCTGGGAAGAAGATTCTTTGTACAGAACCATCATCTAATGCATCATCTTCCGTAACCATAGCAAAATTATCTCTCTTACCCATATACATCTCGTTATCAATGTTCAAGATAAGGTCAACTGTGGTATCAACTGCTTGAACTCTCATGTTATTGGATTTGGCAATTCCAACAGATACTAAGTCTAATGTGTTAGCGTCATTCTTAGGATTACTCTCAATAACAAGATCTGAGAACTCTAAGAATCCAGATGGGTGAACAATTGATTTAACAGACTCTTTCCATGTGTTATATGGTAAATTGCTCTTGATTGAATATGAGAATTTCTGGAAGTAGAAGTTATCTGATAATCTCTGACTGAAATCGTTAAGAATACCAAAATTCAAGTCATTTTTAGAAACTTTGTCTCTTGTGACACCAAGAGTTGTTGGCACGCTGAATCTGTTGACATCTCTTACGTTTCCTTTCAACTCAGATACTTGACCAAACAATGTATCGCCAGGTAAGAGAGTACCGATAGTATCTCTCAATCTAAGTTGACTGATGTTCACATTCCAACCATTTTCTGCTACAAATCCTTCAAACTTAGTAGATGTAACTTTCTCACCAGATAAGTACTTAGCATCATTGATAATAGTCATATTAAACTTCGCCATGTCATTGAAGTTTACAATAGACCCTAATGTGAAGTCATCATCATAAGTTCCAAGTGTAACTGTAGATATTCCAGGCGCATCTGCCATACTGAACTGTACAGTTGCATTTGTAGTGTTTACACCTGTAACTGTGTAGAATGAGAAGTCATAATCGGCCGAGTTGAAGTTACCTTCACCTGATTGTAGTGATGCTGGTTTAATTCTACAACCTTCAACAAATACCCTATCACCAATAGCAAATGGTAACTTAACATCTGTAGATGCATAACCAGTTGTCACTGGGATGTTGAATTGTGCATCCAATAATAATTCAGCAGTAACTGTAGTACCACTATGAGTAATATTGTCTATATCATAACCATTTGAGTTATTAGTTGTAATAATACTCAAAGGTTCTTTGAACTCAAACGCATTTTGTATAATTTCTACACTATCAACAGCACCACCAGATATATGTGCTGCGATTGACACATTACTGTTACCTCTGACTGCAAGAGTCGGTGGCTGGTTATATCTACGTCCTCCATCAATAACTTGTATTTCATCTATCCTAGCAATACCACTAATATCAACAATAGCGGGAACTGCTAAGAATGGTAGTAAAGTTGGATCAGTTGGGTAATCAAATCCGTCTTTAATTCTTTCAATAGTATCAATCTGTCCTATTTCGGGGGAAGAGACTTTTACGATAGCATCCTGACCTTGTGTGCTTGCAAAACCAATAACTCTTGGAAGAACTGTATATCCTTTGCCTGGGAAGTTGATTTTAGTCTTGAATATCGGGCCCCTAGCAGAAAGTGATGTTGTACTGTATGTAATTGTGCTTACACCAATTCTAGAAACAAATTTTTGTGATTCTAATGGTTTTTCTTTTAAGTTGAACGTAAATGTCTTATCATCTTTAATTAAAACGCTATGTTCATTTTTAAGAATGATATCTCTAAATGTTATATTGTTTCTACCAGTAACTTCAACGTCAGATGATCCAAATGTCTTTCTTGTGTCGGATGGCACAACAGAAGTCAAATTATAGAAAGTTTTACTTGGCCAGAAAAGTTCGGTATTGAGAGTTACAGTAGCATTGGCATTGCCAGGGATGCCATCTCTAGTAATGTTAAATCCACCAGCGTTTGTTCCTTGAACATCAAGTCTATCGTTAAAATTGATATCTTCAAAGAAGTCCAATCTCATATCAGTCAAACTTGGATCAGAAACATCAAATGTTATGATATTACCTGTTGTAAAATTCAAAGGCGGGTTAATTTTAGCAATGAAACTTAAATTGTTAGCAGTTGGAGTTGATACTGTAGAAATTGAAACTGGATTGGAGTCAAATACGTCAGATTTGTATTTGCAGAGTTTTATAAAGTCTGGATCTTCTCTAAGAACAAAATATGTCTCATTATTGATTAATCCATTGATTGTATTTCCATTATCATAGTAAACAACTTTATCCCCGCTCTGTAAGTCTTGATCACCAATGTTTATCTGAGTCAAATCAGCAGAGAAACTTGTATATGTAAATCCAACTCGTTTTGTAGTGACTTTAGCAAGAACTGGGTCATATCTGATAATTGTTGATTCACTAGACTTAGGTAAAGCGTCAATTTTGATTATATCACCAGCAACAAGTTCGTGAGCAGAAGAACAACCAACTTCACCGAAGAATCTTTCTACTTTAGTTGTTACTTGAGGATATGCAGTTGATAAAGAGTGTGCAAATCCAATATTAGAAGCAACGTTATAAAACCATATTGCATCAGCAGCTGTGGAGAATGCTACAGTAGTTAATCCAATATAATCTTTATCAAAGTTGACTGCATAGACCTCTCCATTAGGAAGCACTTCAGTTCCAACTCCAGAAGTTGCACCAGCAGCTACTTTTGCCCAAACAAGAGATGTGCCACCAATACCCATGTTATAAACAAGTTTTTGTCCAGTAAAGAACTTGTGATTCTTAAGATATATTCTTTGTTGTGGTACAAAACGATTTTCTACAGTCTGAATCGCTTGTGTTCCTAAACCAGTGCTAGTAATTGTGTAATGTGTTCCTGTAGATCCAACACCAACTGTTTCTAGTGGATTAAAGTAGGTAAGATAGTTCTCAAAAGTAAATTGTGAAATTGTTGAAGTTCCAACAGGGAACAAGAACTTATCTGGTTTTAATATTACATTATCAATGCCTGATTGGTGAGTTATCGCAGCACCAACAAAGTTTTCTCTGTTTACGAACAATCTGGAGAAGTTAGTATCAATACCAGTGACAATCATAGTCTCTGTGCCAACACCAATATGATCACTTGGAGTAAAACCTCTAGTATCAGTCACAAAGATATGTGTAGATACTCCAGTATTTGTTACAGTGTCTACGAATGTAGAAAGACCAACTTTTCTACTAATAACTTGAACTTTTTGAGCTCCATTGAACTCTGTAAACTGAGATGTATCAATACCACTCAATATGACTGTTTCACCATCTGCTATGCCATGTGGAACTGTAGTAACACCAACAATGTTTCTCTTATCAAGTCTAAGTGTTGTGCCAGTGAATGTGTTGATACCTATTTCAACAGAACTTACTTGTTTACCTAAAAGTTCACTTACAACTATGTTAGCACCAGAACCATTAGTTCCTTTATTGTCTAATTCGAGTGGGTCGTCAATTTTATACCCATCTCCTCTAGAAAAAATAGTAACAGATGATATTCCAGCACTCTTTGTTTTTATAACTTCAAATTCTTGCTTCAATACATCTTTTACATCATCAATCAACTCATAGTCAGAGTTACCGTATGATAGGTAGTATGGAGATATGTTTCTTACCAGATCTCTACTTGCTATATCAATATCTTGGTTGAAGAAAGTGACAAAGTTTTCTTCTATAGGAGTATCTTTAAACTGTCCACCAACCATATAAGGGAACTTAGGTTTAGCAACACCACTAGAGTCAACATCGACACTATAGAAGTAGGCATACGTTCCATCTGGATATTGTGGAGTCACACAATACCTACCACCGTGTATGTCTAGGTCGCCAGAGTTGTCAAAGACATAATCATTAACAAAGTATCCAAATGCAAAGCCAGGAGGTCTTAGACCCGCTTTAACACTTGTATCAAGAATATAACCACTACTCAATCTTCTAATAGCACCACCGACTGCGTTCTGATATCCATATGGGCCATAAATGGGATTACCATCATATGCATAACCCAGAATAGGTGAGTGGAAAGCGTTAGGTGTTTCTAAGTTACCAGAATCAATATTATCTCCTAATTGATATCTCAATTTTTGGGGAGGATACATTCCAATAGTTTGTAATTGGAACTCTGGGTTTGTGCTTGGTTTTGTTAGTATAGAATCTTCAACGTTGATGATATTTTCATTTTTTTGAACTTGGTTAATCTTCCATTCACGAACATTACCAATAAACTTAGCACTCTTACCTCTGTTCTGTAATATCATGGTAGTGTCACTTACACCATAACCAATACCACCATCCAATATTTGTACGCCAGTAATTTTGTTATCTGTGATTATAGGACGTACATCTCCAAAGCTACCTGTGGGGGATGAGATAACAATATCAGAGTCTTCACGATATCCGTTACCATTTGCAAGTATCTGAACACCAATAATAGATCCACCAATAATAATTGGTTTGAGAAGAGCTAAAGATGTAACTGTGGCGATACCAACATCGGGTCTTCTATGAAAGTCCATGATATTAGTACAACCATAACCAATACCACCTTGCTCCAGATAAACATTATCAATCGAACCAAGAACTATTGGATCTATCTCTGGTTTTATCACAGTGGTAGCAGCAAGACCTGATAATGACTCAATCTTTACTGATATGGGTGGATACTTTATAGTATGTTTACCACTGCCCAATCCACGAATTACAACGGTTTTATTTTTGTCATAATTTGTAAAATTTCTTTGTGAGGAAACCCCAACATCACAAAGTTTGAATCTATTAGGATCTATAACTTTGACAGCGTACTGTGTTGAAGTTGAGAGACCATTAGCAACAGTTCCATCGGTAGAATACTCAACGATCTCTCCGTTCTTGAAGTGATGATCGTATGCCAGTATATAATCGTCAGATGTACTAATACCAGATTGAATGTCTCCGTTAACAGGTCTTGCTGGAATGATTACCTTTCTATTTGAATATCCAGACCCAGCATTTTTTACATAGATCTTGGTTATTGTATTTTTTGACTTGACTGTGGTAAATCTATGAAAACCAAAACTTATATTTCCAATGTTAACAGTATTGATTCCAGCTTTAGCATCTTCTGGAGTATTATGTAACTTAATTCTTTTCTCATTTACTGGAGCAACATAGTAAGCAGATCCACTAACGACGTTTACAATCGGTGTGTTACCTCTTGCATCATAGATGATACCTTCACCAGTTTCAAAGTTATGTCTATCTTCAAATGAAATACTTTCGTCAGTTGTGTTAACTGATGATCCATCTGCCTTAAAGTTAGCAACAATTCTACCTCTTACGAGATTAGACTCAAGAACAGCACCACTACCATTACCACCTTCTACGGTAATCTTTGGTTTCTCTTGATATCCAATGCCAGGAGATACAAGTTTTACTTCTTTGAAAGATCCAACAACGTTAGCGTGACCTAGAGCATCAAATCCTTGTTGATCTTTGATGATAAGTGGAGGGCCTTTAATTACATCATAACCTGAGCCTGGATTTGTAACAGTAATGCTTGTAATATCACCATGAAAGATCTGTTCATCAAAAACAGTAGGAGGGAATAGTTCAACACCATTCGCCATCAATCCTACAGGTCTGTTGTTAACATCTCTCTTATTAGGATCATCAAATAATTCTTTTTCTTTTACAAAGGGATACTTTCTAAGTATCTTCTGATTTTTAAGTGTTTTGTTTTCCCATCCAGATTTGTAGATGTATTGGCCAGGAGTTCCTGTTCTAACAGCGATGTACTTCTTAGCAAATACGTCAGAACCACTATATGAAAGATAAAAATCAGTTTGGTTGATTGCAGTTACAAAATAGATACCAGTATTGATTCCACTGTTAGTTGTATTGTCCCAATAGATTCTATCACCAGTTACATAGTTGTGTGCTAACAGACTAGTCCCTGCGGCAGGGTCGAAGGCGGGGTCATATGATTGAATGGTATAAGTAAACCCACCACCAAGCAAAGGCGTGCCAAATCCGTCCACAACCTCAATTGAACTAGTTTTTACCCATACCTTATTGTCAGTTGCAAAGATTGGGTAGTTTGGTAGACCAGAAGAAGCGACATAATAAAACTTCTCTTGCTTATCAAGGTAACTATTCTGAATACCAACAGGGAAGTTGTCAACACCAGCAAAATAATTATTATTATGTGATGCTTTTGTAACTGTCTTTGTAATTACTGTTGGATTAGTTGGTATAGTACCGCTAGTTTGTACAACAACTGTATTAGCGTAAACTTGTGCTACATTTGTAGAATCATACTCGATCAATTTGACTGTAATGTCCTGTTCTTGACCAAGATCATTTTTAATCTTTAATATCTCATCAACGTAAAAAACACAAGAGTCAAATATTGAAATTCTGAAAGTATTAACGTTTACTTGGTTAATATCTGAGATTGTATGACTAGATGGTACATTGTAGATCCAATTATTGAATTGAGCATTGTCAGATAAATCTCTACCGAAAGAAAGTAACTTTAAACTATCACCAACTTGCATATTTGTCGATTGAGAAGTATCTACTTCATCAATAACGTTTACAAGTCTGAATTGTAGTAATGATGTTTGTCCAAATCCAGCATAAGCGTATGCAAGTTTGTTTTCTAGGATATCTGCACCAAAAACCAGAGATGTTGAGATACCAGTAACACCTAAAAACTGGTTTACAGTCTTATCAGTATATCTTAGGTTCAAGAAGTTAGCACCTTCTCTTGGTTTGACCAATAGAGTACCACTTTGTCCAAATCCGACTGTAGAGTCAACTACAAGTGTCTCAGAATCCTCTGGAGTAATCTCTAATGCTTTTGTTTTACCAGGCACAGTAAAATTACCATCAAATGATGTAGAGTCAAGAGAGATCTCATAGAAATCGGTTTGATTGATTGGTCTATACTCTACATTGTAGATCGAAGCACTTACAGTTCCAATACCAGCTACATCTTGATACAGAAAGTTACCGATTGTCTGTAATGGTTGTCCACCAAACAAGTTTTCTACAAGAACATGTTTAGTTTTGAAATATACGTTTGCTGAAGCAGTAAGAGTTTTTTCAATTGGTTTAATTAACTCAATTTCTTCACCATACAGTAATTTGAAAAGAATCTGATACGAAGCATCAGTTCCTTTCGACATATAGAAGTCTTTTGCCCTTGTAAGAATATTAGTTACTGATGTACCAGGCTGAAAAGTTCTATTTTCAAAGCCAGGCAAGAACTCGGTCTTGAACTTTGTAAAAAATGTCTGTAAGAAGAGATTACTTAGGTTTATTACAGTTGAACCAGCTATATGAACCGCAGCATTGGTTTCGGCAAAGTTTGCAAACTCAGCAGCGTCCTCTCTTGATATCTGATCAATACCACTGAATCCTCTAGCGCAGCCAAGGAACTGAGTATCGGTTTTAGATGTATATGTTATAACTTCATTGTCAATCTTCAATAAACCATAGGTATCAGGCCAACCAGTCGTAGATGTAACGGTTAATGTCCTGTCACCAGCATAACAAGCATTAGTAAGTTCAGTAGAAACAGTAAGAGTTTCTTGATTGAACGCACCAATCTTTCTATACTCAGCCAAATTGTTGGCCAAGTCAGACATACCAGACTGGTGTTCTTGTGATTCGTAATATTGTATTAAGAAATCTTTGAATAGAGGTGATTCCTGACTTAGGTACTCAGGAATTTGTGATTCTATTAAATGAGATATCTTTACTCTTTTAATATCCGTCATTTATCTGGTATAGATTGTTTCGCTAGCGTAACTAGAAGTTGTGACGTATGATGTAGCAGATGTGTTTTCACCAGAAGATACAACGTCTGGTAATGCCCTTACTGTGCTATCTGGAACACTTAATTGTAAGTATAAGTCTTTCAAGGCAATAACATCATTGGAATCAGGTATTGCTTCCACTTCAATGACTCCACTTGTTAGTGAAGTCCCTGTTATATTTACCACATCCAAATTAATCTCTCCGTGAACATAGTCCACTGTACCAGCATCATTCTTAACAACTAATGGAAGGTTATTTACGAGTTTAAAGAATACTAATTTTCCAACAGTTGTTCCAGCAGTAGGAATGTCACCCAAATACAAAGTTCCGTCAATACCACTGACCGTAAATCCTGTAGATCTTACGCCATATCCATTTGGTTGGTCGTAAAACGCATTTCCGTAGCAAAGTTCATAAGTTGCGAAAGTATTGATCTCAGGTACAATATCTCTTCGCATCTTAACTCTTGTAATGTTAGATGTAACACCTCTTGCAGCATCATCAATCAATCCTACAACTTTACTATACTTAAATCTACCACCAAAAGCATTAATATCTGATGAATTAGAATAAGTTGTTAGAGTCTTGGTTACGGCAGTGATAAGTTCAGCTGCATCACTTGTAGCGTTGGTATTATAGTAAACCGAAGTATCAACTTCAACGTAAAGATATTTTAGATCAATGATTTCGGGTTTGATACCAGCAATACTGTATTGTTTTAGCTGTCTAGAGATATCATCTTTTGTAATTTGTGATAAGAAAGAACCGTTCTTTGGTTTTATAGAAATGAACACCTTACCATACTCAGGCGGGTCTAATTCTTCTCCTCCGTAGGCGGTCACAGATTCAACGTTAGGGTAAACGAAGGGAATTATACCTGTGTAGTCATTCGCAGTCACGGCACGATACTGGGAACTGTAGATACGAGGTGCTAGGTATTTTATACTCGATACATCTTCAATTCCGTCGCCATTTTCGGATTTTTGTTGAGTTGTTAAAACTGAAATTCCAGAAGTTATGGTTGTATCGGTATCATCTCTTAAAATACCAACAAATGAGAAATTTCTAGCGTTATTTCCTAATCTTCCGTTAGTTACAATGTAAGTAACAGTAACTATCGCTCCAGCAGGAGGTTTTTTACCAATAATTCCATCTCCAAATAAAATTTCGTACTGCTCATCTTCAATTTCTTGAATTAGGAACAATTTAGAGGTCGAATCAACTTGTAAAATGTTATTATAGAGCGAATATATCTCATTTGTCGTAGATGACACTGTAACACGGATAGAAGTTGTGTCAATATTCGCATTTGGAAGAATAAATCTTTGATTTGGTTGTGAATAATCAATCTGAAACGTTTTTTCGAGATATATTCCTTCGTAAATCTTTAAATTATCAAAAGTAGCGATATTATTTGTACCACTTGTCGCTACAAAGTCGTCTGGAATGGAAAAAATGTAAGAACTTCCCTGCTGAACACCTAATGCAACTTGTCCAGCTTTCAAAGTTACGATTTTTGTGTCATTTGTACCTAAATCTACGCTAAAATTCACCACAGCTTGTGCAGATCTTGATGATCTGGGTACATAACCAATATTTCTTGCTAGTGATACCACGTTTTCACGCAATGTAGCACTGTCAAGGAAACATTCATTGACTGCCATGTTAGTATTGTAAGCAGTAATGTATGAGTTATACGCTAAAAGGTCAATTAGAGTCGAAAAGTTAGATCCTTCAAAGTCAAAATCAGCGAAATCACTGTTTACACGAAGGTAATCTTTAATTTGTGACCTAAGAGATGCAAAATCTAGGTTTGTAAACTGGTTAAATGACATTATATCCTAGTTGATTGAAGAATAAATTCTATATTTTGTCTGGGAATAGCTAATCCAACGATATCATAGTTAATAGTTACTGTTAATTCATTAGTATCAAGCGGATATATCACTCTAACATCAACACGCTTGATTCTAGGTTCAAAGTTTTCAAGTAAAAGTCGTATATCATCCTCTAAAACTTGAGCATTATCAGGATCTGCCTGCTCAAAGAGGGAATCTTCGACAGAACTACCTAATAAGTTGTTATAAAAACGTTCACCAACTCTTGTTCTTACCAAATTTGTCACAGCTCGTTTGATCGCATCCTCATTTTCAAACACACCGATGTCATCCGTCACAGGATGGCGGGTAAATGTAAGACTTATATCCTTGAAAGGCGTACTTTGGAGGTTGCGTTCGTCAACTTTAGCCATTACTCATTCAAATTTTGTTTTCTTTTTTCGTCATTGGCATCATCACCAACAACTTCACGCAAAAGATCGTCTGCTACGTCCTCTTCTGGTCGAGGATTAATGTATTTTTTATCGTCTGCCATAACAAATATACTAATTCAAATCTATTTAGACACAAAAAAAGACCCTTTGAGGGGTCTTTGAGGTTTTTTTGATTGATTTTAACCAGCAGCTAATGGAGATTGCTTGTCATTTGTGTTTGCGGCAGCTTTTTTTCGTGCTTGAGCACTCACATCATACTGTCCTTTAACACTTCCACTAGCAAAACCAGCACTTTCTACGTTATGGGGAGCTAATTTTGGATCTGAATCTGCCATTTTTGACCTTTTTCTTTTTATTTATCAATTTGAGCTCGTAATCTGTCAGGAGAAATACCCTCTGACATGTAAAAGTTCAATCTTGCCCTTGCAGCTTCCTTATCAAGACCTACATCTTGCTTAGGATCGTTGACACA